TATTTTCCGAATGCATGATGACCTCCTCTGGAATATCCCACCAATGCTATAGTGAGTATATAAAGGTCATATCATCTTCCCGTTTTTACCTGCCGACCAGATCCCAGCATTCAATAAAGCACTGGCAACATTTTCAGGAAGCATCGTATCGCTCATTGCGACTAAAGTTTTGCGCTACACAGCCCTAAGAACGAAAGAGCTTCGTTCCATGCTATGGAAGAACGTCGATTTTGAAAACAGGATTATCACCATCGACGCCAGTGTGATGAAGGGACGCAAAATTCATGTGGTCCCGATGTCAGACCAGGTGGTTGAACTTCTCACTACGCTAAGCTCCATCACCAAACCAGTATCAGAGTTTGTTTTTGCCGGGCGCAACGATAAGAAGAAGCCAATCTGCGAGAACGCGGTTCTACTTGTGATCAAACAAATCGGCTATGAGGGTCTGGAAAGCGGTCACGGATTCAGGCATGAATTCAGCACGATTATGAACGAGCACGAATGGCCTGCTGACGCTATTGAAGTGCAACTGGCACATGCCAACGGCGGATCTGTGCGCGGTATTTACAACCATGCTCAGTATCTCGATAAGCGCAGAGAAATGATGCAGTGGTGGGCGGATTGGCTTGATGAGAAGGTAGAGTGATCCGCCTTAACAACTATCGAAGAGCACAAAGCCTTGTGTGTCTCATAGGCTATGAAACAATCATTTTACATGGTTACTTCACTACTTCCGCACAATATGATATCGTTCACAATCTAAAAACATTAATAATTTATCCATTACCGCGGTTAATGCCCGTCGCTTCCAACGGGCTTTTTTGTAAATTATATTTTTATTACCTTATATTAATATTGGTAATATGTCTGCATGATGTTTTATATTTATTGCGTGAGCTTCGCATGATAGCTGGAGCATCTCTTGTCATCACTAATTAGCTCCGCTTTATCCGTTCTTGCCCATATTATATTTCTTTTTATTATTTTTGCTGGATTACCGGCTGCTGCACACATAGATGGCACATCTTTAGTTACAATACTCCCATACCCAATGACAGATCCGCTTCCAACAGATACCCCTTTCATTATAGAGACATTTCTCCCTACCCATACGTAACTAGATATAATGATATCTTTTGCCCAATTAATCCTTTTTTTGCTATGAATATCAAATATAGGATGCCCATCTGATGCACGCAAAATAACATCTCTTGCTATCATGCAGTCATGGCCAATTGTAACATTGCACTTATCAGTGACGACTTCAAAACCTGCACCTATTGTCGTTCTTCTACCGATAATAACTTTTGAACCTTTTGTTGCGACAATATCACCTTTAATCTTACTGTTTTTATGTATTCTTACGTAATTATTATCACCCCTAAATATTACGGTAAGCCATCGACACTCAACATCATCTTCTATAATAAGTTTGTTATTGTTTCCATTGAACTGAACTTTATTCTCTTTGCTATTTACAAGATCTCCACATACAAAAATATTACCTGATCCATTATCATCAACGGAAAACGAGTCTTGAGTCTTGAGTCTTGAGTCTTGAGTCTTGAGTCTTGAGTCTTGAGTCTTGAGTCTTGAGTCTTGAGTCTTGACATATTAGTATCCTACGTTATTTTACCACTAGTTACTTTTCTTGTCATTAAAAAGCATTTAAATTTTTATATTTAATTTCGTTGACGTCAATGTTTTTTGCCAATGTACTTACTTCTTTATGTGAGCAGTTCATATTTTTGACGCCAACGAAACATTTAGTGCTTCCCTTCTATTAAGTCTAACCTAGCTTTTATTCTTTCTATTTCTCTGCGCTGCCATGCCGCCTCGATATAGAATAAGAGATCAGGTCTGACCCCCCATCTAGATCCTGCTGGCGTTATTTCAACGCGCTCAATGATGTCTTCCATTACCATCACTGGATTATCATCCTCATCAACAATGATGCTCCCGTCATTATCAGTCAGCGGCATTTCCCTTTGGCCAGTAATGACGTCATCATATACTGCGGGATAATCGTCATAGCAAAGAAAGGCATAGCGGCATGTTGTGCTTTCTTCTTCCATGAGTCCGTGAGAAATAAGAACATCACGAAGTTGCTGCGCGATTACACCATGATGTATCCTCGCTCCTTCTTCCCCCTTTATAGCGACAGCGTTCAGCCATTTATAAGCGATATACCTGACGTCACCCCAGGCATCCAGCAATGCTTCGTCAGGAGAGACCGGCTCTGTCTTTAATGTTCCGTCACTGGTAACCACAGGATTGGAGCCAAGATAAACTGTCGAGAACCTGTTTCCCGGACCACCAAGAGCATTTACATTATCAAGATAAGGTTTAACATCTCCGTTCTCAAAAAGATGTTCGAGTGCGTTATATACCGCGCGACGTGGAGTACTGCTTCCGGAACCATGCAACGTTATCATTGCACCATCTGCTGAAGACGTTGTTTCACCTCCGCTAACGATTAATCTCTGAGCGGTAACATCATCAGACGGTACTTTCTTCGCAATAATGGCGTAATTACCCTCAAGTTTGACTTCCGCGCGAACTTGTCCTGATGTACCTGCATGGACAGTCAGTGACTGGACGGCAACATCATCTGTGAAATCAACGGGTACAGGAACCGTCCTCACGCCTGACGTCGACATAAAAGTAGGAAGCGTTCTGTTAGGAGTGGCTCCGTAGACAAAATCCCTTGAAACAAATTCTTCCTGTTTAATTTTCACCCTGAAACAATACAAATCAGCCGGGTGACCATCGTGAACATAAGGATATTTTCTGTTGTTATCCCCTATGCTCCATGGGTTTAGAAAGTCTTCCCCACCGAAAATGTAGTACAGCCAGTTGTCTTTGATACAAACTGAACCAACACCAACCGCAGAGTTAACTATTCCGCCCTGATAAATCTGATCAGTAACATTAACCCACTCTACATTATCCAGACTCCACTCATTGACGTTAACTCTGGTCATAAATGTTCTTGGATAATTTCCTGCATAACGGTTATCAGGTTCTCCTCCTTCCCACTCACCAAATGCGCGCTCACTGCCAAAAATAATCAGCTCATCGCCAACTTTGGCAAAAGGAAGGTTTGAGTGATGAACATTATTTGGGAAGCGAAGAGAATTCCATGATGTACCTAAATCAGAGCTTCTGTGCAATGAACTACCGGGTTGAGTACTTAATGTCCCCCTGGTCGTCAGATACAGAATGCCATCATAATATTTTACACATGGCTCAGATGCATTCGCCTCATATTCTGCAGGTATGCGTCTGCGAACAAAGCTACCAGGAGAACCGAAAGCATCAGAGAAATAGAGTATCCCAAGCTCGCGTGGACCAATATCACCATTATGGTAGCCAACAGCAAAACTGTTATCGCTAATCGTCGCAAAACTGTGAATCTCAGTAACAGGAGTGCTTCCGTCAACAAAAGAAGGAATAGTTCCAAGACTGGTTTTTCTCCATGGTGACGAGTGAAATGATGTACCAAAACTCCAGTATCTACCCTCGTTATTCTGATCCACATCCTGGGTATTTTGCGTCGTAACTGTAAAAGTATTTTTATCAATAACAGTAGTCACCGTCATATTCCCGGTAACACCTGTAACACCAGAGTTTGAGAAGTTGACAAAATCACCAGCAAATAATCCGTGATCAGTAATGCGAATATAAGCGACTTGCTGATTTGCTGCTTTCGTTATACCACCATAAACGCGAAGGCTGCGACTCATTGGGCGATCCCACAACTCTGCAACCTGCAGTTTATTTCCTCTCACGGTCCGCGTCTCAATTACAGCAAAAAGGCGATTTCTGACAACCCCCATACTCATGCAGTGATAGTTAACTGTGGGATAGTTTTCATGTAAATCTGTAAGCCATTCCGGCGTTGTCCAGGTCTTCCCGTCATCTCCTGAGCGAACCCATGCAACATGGAGGTTATTTACACCATGGCGGTCTCCAGCCATAAAAGGCGCATAGATGACATTGTCATATACAAACGTTTTATCCTGCGTCCAGGCGTTGTACCACGGTGTATCTGTAATTTTAAATAACTCTCCCTGGATAAAATCTTCAGAAGCATAAAAAAGAGGCTGACCCGGTATTCTCTCAAATAAAAAACGAGCATTTTTAAATCGACTGACATCTGGAAGAGTTGATACTTTAAAAGTAAGCCCTCGCCCATCTATCTTTTCACCACCTGTTGCAACAGAAAGTAATTCTGATAGAGCTGATGTATCATCATGAACACCATCACCAATAGCCCCCCAACCTCTTACATCATAACTGTCTCTCCATCTTGCTATCTGAAGTTTTGGGTATTTATTCGCTCCATCTGGGTCTTCTAATTGCTGCCGTAGTTGATCAGGGTCATACTTCAGCACATTGGGAAAATAGAACTGCTGTGCACCATACGCATCATAAACAGCCATAGAATGGCCTTGCACGGTAACGAATTTGGCAATCTGTCCGTTATATACCGGATATCCAGCAGCGTTAATGATTATTGGTTGCGAAACAGGAGCGTGAGAGCCGTCTTCGTTCTCCACATAAACCTGAATCTGGTTTTCAGGATTTACAGGGTCAGTGTCAATTTTACCGATATAAATTTTGCCATTGGCTACGGCTTTAAAAGAACGAGCCATAGTGAAGAGTTGTGAAGGCATGCTTACCACAACATTGGCTGTAATGTCTGTCATTTAATTTGCTCCAGATACAAGGAATCGCCGCAGCGTAGCTACGGTGAGTATTTGTTTGCTTTTTGCACTACACTTTTTGTGTAGTGCTATCCATCAAGGCCATCGCCGCTTAGTTGCTGCGGTGAATTTTGGGCATAAAAAAACCCAGCCGAAGCTGGGTCGTTACGTTGGTTATCTGTCAGTAGTTATGTACTGAAGGAGGTAATTCTTTATTCTTAAGTCTCATCCATGCGGAAAGATTCGTTGGTCCGTCTGGCTCATTGATATCAACATCTCGTGTGTGATTGATTAAAACGTCCCTCGACATTCCGATAACATACGAGAACTCATGACCGTAGTCGTAGCATCTGCCGGAATAGTTCGATTGAATTTGTTTTAGCGCCGGATACAGTTCGCGGAATAATGCCTGTGAGCGGTTGGCATAATCCCATAACCATACAAGGCTGTTTGCTTCTTTTGCAGAAAGCTCGTTGGTTTTCTTCTCTTGTTTGCCGATGAACTCACCTTCAAGCGGAACGCGAGCTGCAAGTGACAGAGCTTCGGTAAACTGCTCCTCGCTGATTTCTTTGTATGAACACCCAAAATGAGATTTCAGTGACGACCACATGGTAATCATTGCCTTCGCCTGTTTTTCTTTTGGCAGAGACTGACCGCGACTCATGACGAGTTGTTTAATGGCTTCCTGCTGTTCAGTGGTGATTTTACCAGGCAACGCCTTTTTAGCTTTGCGTGGATTAACTACATGGCCTTTAGTCCAGTAGTCATGCAGCACGCTAAAGCATTCCTCCTGGTACTGAATCAGTTTATCGCGGATGTCAGCTCGAACTTTCTCAGGGTTGATGCTGAACAGCCATCCATTTAACTTCTTCAGCGGGATGCATAAAAGCTTACGTAACTTGCCATCAGCGGCAACCATAGAGATATCTCTACAGTTGAATTTGTCCTTCATTTTACGCAACTTAACAGATTGACCAGTCCAGTCGATACCAATGTTTTCCACAATTTGACGCATCGCTACATAAGTCACTCCGGCAGCCACAGCGGTTAAAATCTGCTGACCATTGAAAGGCACGTAAGAGGTGTTCACTGCTTCTAAAATTGCTATACTATTCATGTTGGTTTTTCTCCACGAATTTACCGACAACCGAAGCCCTGACTGTTCCCGCAGTTGGGGCTTCAACGTTTTTCCACTTCATTTTGAATTTGCTTAAGTAGCATATTTGTCTCGTCAAGCCTCTTGTTAATACGGTCAAGGCTTTCTACTAAATCGTTATGTGCATGTGATACTTCGTAATTTGAGACTGATTTTTTTTCCTCTATCGTCTTTGTCAATCGTTCCCCTGATTGATACATATTGATTAACGATGTAAAAATCACGAGCAAGCAAACTACAATGATTGCGCCAGACAAAAATTGTAAAGAACGATCAAGCAATGACACCTTCATACCGTAATCCCCTCTCTCTTCAGGCTGTCCATTACTCGCTTGTAAATCTCAGAGTTAACAGATCGCCCGTTCTCTTCCGCCACCTTACGCACCAAATCCAATACTTCTTTAGGCCACCGCAAATTGAACTGCGGCATTTTGCTCATTCCTTTCATATTTACCTCACAATATAGGTCCACCGTGGACCTATTGAGAATATAGTAGAGTGCTTCTATCATGTCAATACACTAACTTGGGGTGATGGCATGGCTAGAGACGATCCGCACTTTAACTTCCGTATGCCTTTGGAAGTAAGAGAAAAATTGAAATTAAGAGCAGAGGCTAACGGAAGGTCAATGAACTCTGAGTTATTACAAATCGTTCAGGATGCTCTCTCAAAGCCATCACCGATTGCAGGCTATCGAGACGAAGCTGAACGCTTGGCTGATCAGCAAGCAGAAATTGTTAAGAAGATGGTGTTTGAAACCCTGAAAAAAATGTACGAGACCAGATAGGTCAATGTTTGTTCGTTGATATAAAATAACAAGGTATACATTGTGATTGAGATAGGCGTTATGGCCATCCTGAATCAAGAGCCAGGAAAAATTGAAAACGTTTTTTCTGACATATCAACATCTATCGAGCGTTCAATTTCAGACTTTGATCGCAGTCATAGCGGCTCTTTGTCTAAAAAACAGGCTTCTGAAGCTCTTAGCAAGATCTACTGCGTTATGTCACCTGTAGAGGAAGTTTGCAAAAAGTACATTACATTCATTGACATATTAAGTAATGGTACGGAAGAAGATATTTCCTCACTTGATATTCAACATGACGATGTAGATATGTTGAACGATCAAATATCTAAGCTTGATTATGGTATCGCGAAACTGTTGTATACCTTCTTCATCGCTGAGAACAGCGATGCGTGGAAGCCCCATATGTCAACTCTTACAACAATGAAAAACCACTCAATAAATACTTTTATAGAATACAAAAGGCTAACTATGGGGCTTGTGACGCTAGCAATGCAGCACATACCACTATCATATGCTGAACCTGAAGAGTTCACTGAAGAAGAGTTGGCTTCATTCAAGAAATCAGTTGAAGATTCACATAAAAGATTTGGCATGGAAGCACCAAAATGGAAAACCGCATAAGCATTGTTGTAGATGCAGCGGCTGGACCATTAGAACAATACTTTGCGAAGGCTCTTGCAAACTACAAAAACAGAGGCACCGTTTCAGCTTATCTTGGTAAGATTGGTGGGTTTGAGAGAAACCATCACGCCGTCTTATCGGGAATTTACAAGTCGCACATCAGGATCCCTGGAGTAGATGACCCTTGGTTAAAAACAACGCCAATACATCGTAGAGTTAGCGATAACTTTTTGATATTTGCGGTACACAACACATATCCAATTCATATCCAGATCATTGCTATCATTAAACCTGATGGTCATGAGAAGGTAAAAAAACTATTGCCAGCCATCATTGATATAACTGAAAAAAGATTCCAATCTCTAAATGAGAGGGAGCTTAACTCGTTGATTTCATACAAATAAAATATCAACTAAGGAGGTTGGTGTGCTTGAATGGTTTCTGTTGTCTGCATTAGTCGTTTCTGGTTTGGTGTATGAGTATCGAATGCACTATCTAACAAAAAAAATAGGAATTCTAGAAAACGAATATTGTGCTCTCAAATCCTCACTGGAACGTGAGCAAGGAGACTTAAAAATCTCTCTGTCTAGCATTGAGCGTTCTATAGAGAGCCTAGAGGATAAGGTTGATCGTATAAAGAATGAGGATATTCATGATATTAAGGACGACATATCCTTCTTAAAATCTTGGTTGAAAAATGTTGGGAAAATTGCCACATCAACACGAGATAAGCTCAATCCATCCATGGATGACTAATTACTCCTGTGCCATTCCGCTTAGCGATGCCACAATACCAGCCCTCGCTAAGCGCTGAAACTCTTCGTTTCCGACTGTATCACGTATTGCTTTTACGGCGGCCTTATTTGCCATAAATCTGCGTTCCGCCGCCAGTAATGCTTCTTTGCTTCCGCCTGCTCTTACTGCTTTGGTGGCTTCCTGAACAGCTTTCTCTATCGCATATCGACCACTACGTGTGGTGGCAATTTTAGATACAGCGCCTTTTAACCCAGCGCCAACTAAAGCACCTGCGGCAGCGCCTGCAATGCCCCCTCCTGCTCCACCAACAATGGCACCTGATGTTGAGTTAGCAATTGCATTTAACACTGTTGATGTGACGTTGGATAAACCAGCATCCAGATCGCGTAGTACATTGGCAGTTCTCCCTGTTCTTTCAATATACTGCTGAGGTTTCACTGCTGCTCTTGCAAGAGTGCCATATGCATCTGCAATTCTTCCAAGCTCTGAGGAATATCGGCTAATGGCTTTTACATTTTGTGGAGTGAGTATCTCTGCGATATGGTTAATTCCTGCTGCATCAGCTTTGCCACCACGTACACCATGCGAGATATCATCTTGCAACATTGATGATATAGCAGGAACACGCTCTGATTCTGGCAGCGCGCGGATCATAGAATGGAATCCAGCAGGACCATTAAGACCTTTAGCTGACGATGATTGAAGGGATTTTACTCCATTCGTAATCAGTGCATCTGTTGCCAAATCACGCCCGAAAACAGACTCTGCACTCTCTTGTGCTGATAACCTCGCTTTAGACAGATCATTAGCTTTTTGCCAGTCATCAAGAAATCCGCCGTTTTCCGCCATTGTGCGCATATCATCAGTAATTGCCCGGCGTATTTCCCCTGCTCTCCTTGCCGCATTTGCCTCTCCGCTACGCTTATATTTTTGCTCCGCATCAGCAAATTTCGCTCTCCATGCTTTCATGCCATCAAATGTTACTCCACCTTGATTGTTTGCCTGAACAAACTGTTTCATTTCAGGAGTAAGCGGTATGCCAGCAGATCGCTCTGCCTGAATAACGGCATTACCATTTAGCATTCTTGATTTTTGATTTGGCATTGTTGACCGCACGTCATCCCATGCCGCGCGCTCGGCATCCTTCATCTGATCAAGATTTTGAAGAATCCTTTGTTTTATAGCCGCACTTTTTTCTGATGCCGTTCCAGATGCGGCCCCAAATTCATCAAGGTTTCGACTTAACTTTGATGATATTTCGTTAAATGCTGCCTGATGGGCGTCCTGAACGATTCCTGGTGTTGATGCCAATGCGCCTTCGGCTTGTGCAATTCCACGACTTCCTGATCGCATTCCTGGTGTTAATGCGTTTATATCAATTCCAGCAGACTCAGCCGCTTTTGCTACATCTTCGGACACATTAGCGGCCTGACTGGCAATTGACTGACGCCCAGCACCTGACTTTGCCATCCTGGAAACATCATTAGCAGAATTCAGTGCTGCACCACCAAGAGCCTGTGAAACCCTTGGAGCAATAACGCGCCCGACACCTGAAAGAACGCCTTGAGCACCAATATTGATACCACCGTTAATGGCAGCATTTTGTGCAAAGTCGCCCTCCTGATTTGCAGCATCAGCAAGTGAACCTGCAATCATGTTTCCTGCGGAACCGATATCTCCAGCGAGCTTTGCTGGCGCTCCAGCAGCTTTTGCCGCTGTGCCAATTGGCAGGAGATACCCACCAATTGTTTCACCGGCTTGCGCGTAAGGGTCTGTCGGTCGATCGACAGGGCGATAAACATCATCCAAAACCTTGGGGCCACCAAGCCCTTGGCTGATTGCATTAATCAGACTTGCGCCACCCTGCAATACGTCAAATGGTATGTTTACCAGACCACGACCAGCCTGTTCTGCAATTTGCCCTGCACTTTGACCACCAGTGAGCCAGTCAGTAGCTTTTCCCACCAGAGATTGTTCTTCTGGCTGCGATTGGTTTTGAGTGGATTGATCACCAGAAGACAGCATCTGAGCAATGCGACGTGCTCCCTCAGTATCGCCGGCAGCATCAGCATTCCTTAACGCCGTCATCAACTGTTCACGACTATAGGCCATTACTGCCCTCCGAGATATTTATTAATCAGGTCATCATCAGAAAGCTGCTGTTGAGACGGTTGTATGTCCTTCCCGTATTTCTGTTGCATACGTTTCTGAGCCATCTCAGTGGTTTTTATGATTGTTTTGATAGCTGCTCTGGCTGATTTTTCAGACTGATTTGGGGACAAACTACCAATAGCATCCATTACCTTTTGCCCCTCGGCATTACTTAAAGCCCCCATCCCTTTCATCTGCTGAATGCCAGATAAGAATCCCTGAGATTTCAGTGTGTCAACCAGAGTTTCTGTATCAGCAGCCTCTGTTCCTGGAATGAATCTACTCGATAGTGGGTTTAGGTTTGTTCCGAAATATCCCGTGAAACCCGGGCTATTAAGAACTTTTGTAGCCGTCTCTATCGTTCTGGAAAGATTATCCATTCCAGAGTTGTACGCATCAGCCTTATCTCGCTTTGCCTGCTCCATAGCTTGCTGATTCTGCAATCTCTTGTCCTGCAATTCAGCAAGTTTTAAGGCATTAGTTTCATTTGCGATGAGTCTGTCGTATTTCTTGTCCTCTAATTCCATTCGACGAAGATTGACATTTTGTTGCGCAATATTGTTGCTTGCCCACCCTCTGGCATTTGTCATGTCATTATTACGGATTGTTTCGTTAATTCTTTGCTGCTCCTGCTGGCGACCAACCATCTTGTCCTGTAAATCCCAATACTTTTCATGGCCTAATGCAAACTGACCATATTGTCCGATAAGTTGTGATGTTGCTTGTGGGTCTTTTTGATACATGCTGAGGAGTTGTTGTGGGTCTACCCCCTGATTAGACAATCTGGTTGCATTGTTTCCAATCCACTTGCTAAATGCATCACTCCCCATCATGGAGGCAATTTGACCGCCTGCCGCTAGATTGCCAATTTCATCACGCTGGTCTTCGTCTGCCCACTTCATACCAGACTGAATCTTCTCTAATTGACCAGGATATTTGGTCATCAGATCTCGAACCTGCTGTCGATCACCTGACTGGATGGCTGCCGCATATTCTTTTTGGAATGCAGCATCCGCTTCCTGTTGCTTTGCGGCTTGATATGTTTGAGCGACACTCCCAAGCCCCTGCAACGCCTGAAGGCCGATGTTATTGCGACCTGAGCGCTCCATTTCGTTGTTCTGGCGAATATAGGCCAACGCCTCACTTACATCACTTGCCTTTGGCGCATTTGAGTTTTGCCCACCGATACCAGCAAGAAAGCCGCCTGAGTTGATTCCTTGTTGCCAAGTAGCCATATTCCCACCTTAAAACAATGATCCAAGACCACCGATAATACCGCCACCAATAGCGCCAACAGCTGTACCTATTCCAGGTACCATAGAGCCAATCATCGCCCCTGATGCCGCACCGCTCATGGCACCTCCCAAGGCTGATTGCAGTCCTGATGGTCGGTTAGCATTAGCCGCAGATGCTGCTGCCTGCTGTTGATACAACTGGCTGACGTTGTTGGCGTAGTTCTGCCCGGCGTTTGCCTGACCTGTAAGAGCACCAAGGCCGATATTTGCCAGATTGTTGTAGTTATTCATCTGACCTGACAGCCAGTTTTGACCGAGTGTAGGCGCGATTGCTGCCAGCTGGTTTCCGGTTGCTGTAGAGCCTAATCCACCCGTTGCCTCTGCTGCTGCCAGACTCTGATAGCGCGCCTGCCCTGCAAGGTCTTTATACTGCTGAGAGTTGTAATACTGGTTAAGCGCCTGACCTTGCCCCTGAAGAGAGGAAAGATTCTGCAACTGTGATACGTACTGCTGAGCGAGTGGCGTGAACGGTGCAAGGTTCTGCATGTTCGTCTGCCACATTTCACGCTGCAGTTCGATACCTTTTTCAGTTGCGCGTGCCTGGGCTTTTGAACCGCCATCACTGCCACCTTTGCAGTAAACAGCTTTGCTGAGGTGCTTATTGGCAATCTGGAAAATTAACATTCTTTAGCTCCTCGTATTTTGAGCGCGGTAACTGATAAATCGTGATGCCTACAGGCTTTCCATTGCTGGTATAAGCATCATCAAGGTGACCAACACGGGTAGCGCCAAGCAAACGGATAATTGCCCGTCCGTATTTCGTGGTGTCAGGAACCATAGTGATGCTGTTAAGGAATGGTGAGTTTTCGAGAAGCCATTTGCAGAATAATCGATGCCCTTGCAGTGCATATTCGCCACGGAATCCGGGGTCGTACACCGCATGGCATTCAACAACGCTATGCCAGAAGTTACGCACTTCATGCACTCCGACCAGCATCAGTCCTTCGTAGATGCCGAGGTATACCGCATCAGGCTTGATGTAGTATTTGTCTCCACTGTCTACGATATTTCCCGTGTTTGCCGGGTTGTTGAGGAATTCTGCAAGCTTCACCGGATTATCGATGAGCTTTATTTCCATCACTGCTCCGCAATGATTTTGATGGTTGTGGCAGTAAACGCCGCACCATTTGACTGAATGGTTAACGTACTGCCATTTGTGGCAAGAAAGCCGTCTTTATCCACGCTGAAGAACGTAGCTAACAGGATGTTGTCGGTTGTTGTTGCCGCATTACGACTGCTAACCAGTGTGTCAGGAACAGAGCCGGAAAATGTTAGCTGCATTGATCTGTTAGCAGTTCCGCTGGACCACGTCCCGACAATCGACAGCTTGAAGAACAAGGTTTTGTTCTCGTTGAACACAACCATCTTGTTGTTAACGGTGTCGAAGAATGGTGCCAACGAGCCGGATGACGGCGTGAGCGTTTTCAGCAGGCTAACAAGGTTGGTCGGCGCTGTCGGAATGGTTACAGATACGCCAGAGTAAACAACCTCTGATTTCTTGCGCGTGGTGGCATACTCAAGCGCAGATATTCTTGTTGAGTGATCACCAACTGTGCTTTGTAGCGTCGAAATACTTCCTTCTGCCGCTGTGAGCCTGGTATCAAGTGCGTCGATATCGGTTGTATTCTGAGTTATTCGCGCATCATGGTTTGCTAACTCAGATTCATTGGCAGCAATTCGCGTCTCGTGATCAGCCAGCTCTGTTTCGGCAGCCGTAATCCTTGTTTCATGATCTGCAAGAGTGATTTCCGCTTCTGCGATTCTATGTTCATGATTGATGAGAGTTGCTTCAGCAGCTTCAATTCTGGATTCATGGTTTGCAAGGGTGACATCCTGCTCATCATTCTTCACCTGTGCATCATAAGCCCCCTTCCCTGCTTCGTTGGCCTTGTTTGCCACGTTACCAACATCAGTACCCTGTGCGATAACGTACAGCAGATATGACTGCGAGAAGATATTGCGTGGAAGGACTGATATGTCGAGCCGCGTAGCCTGAATGATTACCGGCTCATTGAGATTCGAATCCGCCATTACTCAATCCTTATCTGGCAGCCAGACAGAGTGACAGGTGACTTCGTGATAACGCGCAATTTGAATCCGACATTTTTCCTGATGCGCCCAACTCGCTTCCACAAAACGCGTTTGTCGTAAACGAACGGTTCATTCTGCTCAATCATCTGCTCACGCCCGTAATTGATGCCGTCAGTAGTTGCAGAGAGGAACAGGCGGTCAGCATACTGCGCAACTCCAGTTGACGATTCAACTTCAAGGTCGAAAACTCTGGCGTTATCCGCTTTGAACAGAGGAGTAAACAGCAGATGTTCCTGTTGCTTGTCGTACTGGCTGCTGATGTCGAATTGCAATTTCCCGGTCACGGACTCCAGTTTATCGCCGCACGTTATCTGATTGCCTTCGTAAATGAAGTCGATAGCGCGGTACACATCGTCATACAGTCCTGTTTTCAGCACACACCATTGCGGACCATTAGCGCTTGAAGATGCGTCGTAAACAAGAACATGGCGCGGCAGGTGAATAATCAGCAACTCATGAGCATCAAACCGCAACGATTCCATCACGCCATCAGCCAGTTCATCAGCAGTGTAGGAGCGTAGTATTTTCTCAATGCTCGCGCTGGCGATTGGTGATACCTGACCGGAGCCGATGATGTATACAGACGGCGCACCCGTTGCCGGATTGCTGATGAACGCATAAGAATCAGCGAATGGCGTTTTGCAGTAAGTCCCGGCAATACCTTTCTGCACCATCAGCGATGGTTGTGCAACATACAAAGCGGCACCAACGGTGGTTGCACCAGTCAGGGAGAAATATTCAATCGTCGATGAACCAAAGCAGACGATGAAGTCTCGCCATGTTCCGATGCCGATGATGCCATCAGGCTGAGACTCGGCACGATATTGTGCGCTGTATCGGTCAGGATGTGATTCGTCTTCAAGGTCAGTGATAAACCATGAATCAGTGCCGTCTTTTGACCACGCATAACGCCCACGTAAGCGCGTAATGTCGCGGACTGAACCTAACTCATACTGCGTGAATCCGCTGTCTGTAGGCCAGTTTGAGACTGTTTTAACTGTGCCATCATAGCGGTATTCGACCAGTTGCCCGTTAACACCTACCGCCTGTGATGTCCGACCATGTGCCATTGATACGCGACCACTTCCTGCAACATCACCGACTTCACTTTCGCCCTTATACAACTTGCCACCACACACGCGATAAACGGCACTCTGCGCCATGTTGTACTCGACGCCGCGCGATACGCCGTTCACATCAGAACGTTTGGCAATGCCCGGGAATGAGCGAAGATATCCGCTGCTGTTCAGGATTTCTTTGGGTGTAGCCAGCATATTCACTGGCAGATAGTCGATATAGTCGGCATTTCGGAAGTCTTTGCCGACACCTTTCATAAGCGGAAGTTGCTGAATCGGCATTTATTCGCTCCCGTTATCGCAAGGTTCCTTCCGGTGGAAGTAATTCCAACCGTTCCACTTCGCCAACTGATTACCGCTACCAACAGGCATACGGTTTGGATAACCGGACTTACATTTGGCGGCTTTTGCTCTGTCCATTGCAGACAGTTTGACGAGTCGCTCTTTCCCGTATCTGGCAGTAGTTATAAGTTTTGCAGGTGCTTCCAGCGCATAATCCGGAGCAATGCGGCAGGCAAGGTTGAAAATGACAGCATTGATAGCGTTATTTGATAAACCGTGCTCATCGCCCGGATCTGGAGCGACATCTGCTTCAGCGAAAATGTAGCCAACGTTGATACCAGGTGACGCATCACCGCCAAGCCATTCAGCCATCATCATTTCAAGGTCGTTGACGCCGTCTTCCATAGACTGCGGTTCGACATCGGTTAACGTGGCATTTGATGCAACACCGAGCTTACGTAATGCTGCAAGGACTAAATCACCCTTCGTTGTCAGGTTCATCTGCTGCCGCCTTAGGTTTTCGACCAGGCTTTTTACGCTGTTTTTCTTCTGGCTCTGGCTCTGGCTCTGGCTCTGGCTCTGGCTCTGGCTCTGGCTCTGGCTCTGCAACATCCTTCAAAAGCTCATCAGGATGTGAAAACCAACCAGCATCCAGATATTCCTGAAGCTCTTCGGCTTTCACGATTTCAAAGTCGTATCCAACGCCTTTCCACTTCTTCATGTCGCCATGACGAAAGATCATGTGTGTCATGCTTGTCTCCAGATAAAAAAGGGAGCCGAAGCTCCCTCTGGTTATCACGCAGTCTGGTTAGGCAGACCAACACCAATTGCCTCTGGTCGTACAGCACATGCTGAATACCACACAGCAATACGGCACTTACCAGACAGAGTGTTGATATCACCCTGCGTTGCGAAGATGCCGTTAACACCAATACCAGGAATGCTGAAGGAAGACGTTTTCATGCCAGCAAACAGCTCATGGGTTACCGGGATCGGCTGAGACAGCAGACGGATTGAGTCATCAGCCCAGAACACGTTAGCGGTGGTTGTTGCCACGTTCAGAACGTTTACCGGAGTGGTATCAGCAAGAGAGGTGTTTACGTTAGCGTAAGCCTTCTCTTCTTTTGTCAGTGACGCGTCATCCAGCGCAATAGGCTTCGGCGTGATTTCGATGTGAGTACCATCGATCACACGGGTGATTGAGAAAGTCGCGTCATCAGTCAGCACGTTCTTCGCCATCTGAGACAGGAATTTCACGCCAGTGAAGCTGATTTTGTCGCCGCGCTTAAATCCGGTGGTGGAGGATACGGTCACCGTTGCAACACGGTTGTCGACGTTCTCTTTGTTACCATCGGTATCAAGAGTGTATGCCTGCGGCTTAAACTTCTGCGCACCAGAAACAGTTACACCAGTAGCGGTTGACTTGGTAACTGCCGGAAGTTTCGGTGAGCGAAGAATTTCATCAAAGCCAGCAATCTGACGCTGAATAGTACCGTTGCGATACGCTTCTTCAGGAACGCGCCCGAAGATGTCACCATCTACCAGGTTGCGGCCTGCTTTGCGGTAATCGTCAGGGTTCAGGAAGTAACTGATGCCCATATCGCGGTTTAGCTCACGGGAGAACATCAGGCGCTCTGCATCAGACACAAAATCCCAGCCAGACAGGCCAGTAGATGGACCAATTGCTCGGGTATCGTGAACAACAAGTGAGCCCATTTCAGTTGCCTGTTTGGCAATTGCTGACTCAATGTTATTCGCCAGTTTTTTAGCGGATGCCTGGATGCGGCGACGGTAAGAACGCTCATCACGCAGGTCATCTGCACGAAGCTCGAAGAAATCGTTATCCGGATCGCCCATGTTGCATTTCACGGACAGTTCCAGAATACCGGTAGCGTTGCCAGTTAAATCCCAGCCAGTCTGAGTTGGCGCTTCCTGCTCAACAGGCATCCACACGGTGTTGCTTGAACGTTGCATGGATTCTGCCGGAGGGGTGTATTTTGTCACTTTAGACGCCATTGGCGTCAGGTTCTGGACGGTTTCGATGATTTCATCCAGAGCATACGTGACCAGTTGACCTTCATTTAATGCCATTATCGAATTCCTTTATTCAGTTGCGCCTTGAACTTGCGGTATGTCTCTACATCCCCTTTGTTTGCTGCCGCTTCCATCTGCTTTTCAATCGCAGAGATATTTGCAGCAACAGCGTGTCCCTGAATGGGTTCATCAGGTAACGGGGCTTCTGAAACAGGCTTGGCTCGAGGCTTGAGAGTTAAACGTTCTGACAGTCGAGTGAGTTCAATCAGCGCGGATTGCCCGTCCATCGCCAGCAACTGGCGTGTTTTCTCAGGATTAGCACCAAGGTGATACATGAGAGCAGCGGATTTCTCCGGGAAGAGGCGCATGATGTCTGCACCGACTGCTGGCGGCACCAGTTGCATGAATGCATCCTCTTTCTCCTGATAGTCAGGGATATTGAGCTTTTCCGCTGCGTCGTAGTGCTTACGGGCTGCCTCGACGTATTGCGCTGATTGCTGGGTGAACTCCTGAGTTTTGCGACCCTGCTCGGCGACAGCCTGGCTTCGTGCGTCCATGGCCTTGATCTGCCATTCACTGTTTGCCTGCTGGAAGGCAGCCAGTGCGCGGCTCTGGTCATAGTCGTACTTAGCCAGTGCATCTTCGGAAAGATAATCGTTAGGGTCTGGTTGTTTTGGTAACTCAGGGTTCACCCGCAGGTGCTCCGGCAACTCTCCACGCTTAACCGCTTCCATCTGCTGCTCAAGCTCACGCTGGCGTTTGCGTTCGATGCGGCGACGGGCAAATTCAGCATTAGTTGCCGGGTCTTGTTTTGGTTTCTCATCGTCTTTCAGGACAATCTCGAAGCCTTCTTCCTGACCTGTGTTGTCGTTGGCATTATCGACAACTAAGCCATCAGCAGATGCCGCTGCATGATTGCCGGGCAGGGTTAATTCTTCAGAAGCCTGAATGTCGGTGGTTTGGTCCATGATTAACTCTCTCTTATTGAGGTGTCTCGGCTACTCCGCCGGAGGGGATTTGAACTTGACGCATAAGATTCGCGAAATCCATGCGTTGTGAATGAGTCTGGTCTGCATCTTTAAGAAGCAGCTCAGCGTTAGCACGAGCATCTTTGCTGCGCTGTTGCTGGAATTGACCTACGAGCTTGAGGTACTCACGCAGTTCTGCCTGCTTGTCGAGGTCCATATTGTTGAAGATTTCTGCAATCTTCGCGGCGTTGAGTTGGTTTTGGGCTTCAACCTTGGCGGCTTCAACCTGAATCTGCGCCTGTTGGTTCTCTGCCTTGATCAATTCAGCCTGACCTTGCAGAAGGATACCCTGCGCCTGAATTTGCTCTGCTGATGGCTGCTGCGGCTGTTGTTGTGCCTGCTGTACCATCTCCATCTCTTCAGGTGTTTCTGGTTTCTTCAGCCCCATCATCACCAGTTGCTTGTTAGCGTACTCTCGCATCATCTCGACGCCTTTACCGTCAAGCAGCGTGAAGTATTGCAGCATCAGCATCTGGAACTCTGGAGTACCTTGCGGAACCTTAGTGAGCAATTCCTGAATCTCTGCGCGGTTCTGTTCCTTCATGCTCTGGAAGGATGGCCCAACGTCCGTATAGCACTCATAGCGACCGCGAATGTCGTTGAGTGTGACCACATTACCGGACTGGTAATCTACAACTTGTGCGTAGAGTTGAACGTCTTTCTCGCTTCCATCTTCAAGTGTCAGCGTTACATGACGAGGAACGTCATAAATATCGTTGACCATTGAGGCATAAATCTCGCCATCACGTCGCATTGCGGTAGCTAGGTTATCCTGAAACACGTATGTCTCAAGGTCTGCCCGCATGTTCAGTTGATTGACGGTATCGAAAGCGACCTGAGAGTTTGCTGCCTGCGCATCCACACCAAGACTAGCCACCTCTTTCACTGCGTTGGTGGCAGCCTCAAGCATGTAAGCGTTGGCTTGCGGCACTTCAGGGTTTTCCATGTAGGAGATTGGACCAATCGGCAGGTCGTTACCGTTTTCATCGGTCCTGTTCTGCAGATAGTAATGATAGTCATCATTTCCACCGTACATGTATTCGTAGCCTTCGATTTGCTCAGGGAAGAAGGTCGGTTTCTTCTTCGGTGAACGAGCAACAATATCGGCGTTGAATGACATGATCATGTTACGAAGGCGTTGACCGTCTTTCGTCAGCCTTACCACTCCTTCGTAGCACTCCTTGTCACCAGCGAATGACCATTCGCCATACACTGGAACGATTGGAATATGCTCTCCGGCTATCTTCTCGCGGTCTTTCAGTATCTGCGTGCAGGTGATGATCGACTTATACACACGCCGACGCTTCACCTTGCGCTCTGCTACCTTAATGAATCCACGATTAGCCAGGTCGTCGATGACGTCTTTGATATCCTGCTGGTAATAGCTGACCGGCTCACCTGTCAGCGGGTCGCGGTAGATGAAGACTTTCTCTTTCTTCTCTTCTACCTCGTAATACTCAGCGACGTAGACGACATCATTCGATACCCACGGAAACAGCCATGTATCGTTTGGATTCTGGAAAGATGGCAGCGTGTCAGGATCAATACCGTAATCCTCTGCGAACTCTTTCCAGCCATTGCGTGACAAGGCGTTAATCACCGTGCAGTGCTTAGCGTCGCTCTTATCCATCTGCTTGCTGTTTGCGTCCCATATGACGTGTGAGCAGGCTTCATGGATTGGCAGGCGTCGGATTACCTGATTGTTGCTTGTTGGATCGTTGTCTTCGTACTGTGTGACCAGACGCCATGCACCAACGCCGGACTCTATCTGCTCACGAACGCCAACGTTAACGGCAATCTTTGCCGTGTTATGGCGCATATCAGTACGATACATCCCCATCAACACATCGGCTGCATCAGGATTAGCGCCGTCTTTGGGTCGGAAGAGAACGTCGATAGGGTTCCGGCGCATCTCTGCGACCAGTTTCCTGACCACCGGGCGGACAACATCGAATTGTCCGCGATATTGCAGGGTGGTGTAGTTTGATAGCCAGTCATCCCATTGCGACACTCGGCTAAAATACAGGTCATTTGTCGCCTCGGTTCTGGCTTCATCGCTCGCCATCCAGTCCGCGTCAAACTTACACAGAATGGAATTGAGTCTGTTTTCGTCGGCCATTTAAGTTCTCCGTGCGATGGGCCTGATTGGGGCTGGTATCTTTTTCTCTTTTGGTTTTTTGATGTCGCGCATCATTTTTGCGAAGCGGCGCATCATGTATGCATAGCGAACGGCGGATAGCACGTCGTCGTTAAGCTTGACGATTTTCCCGTTTTCATCACGGTGATAGAGGCGGAACTCCTCAAAGAATGGCTCACAGGTGTTGAATACTTTGAAGCGACCGTCGAGCATCATGTCTCGCAATTCAGTGATGCCAGGCTCAACAGCATTACCTCCATCAGGCCATGTTGCATGCTCCTGCAACATCATAAAACCAGCGTCCGCGTACTGCCCTTTAAGCTGCTCACCGCCGCCCTTCTCGTGCTGGTTTCCGTCATGAGGCCATGCGGTTGGCACTTTATGCGCCCATGATTTAACAGCTCCCCACGCCTGAACGGCTGTCTTCTCTTTCGCCTTCCACACGCGTGAAACGTAGATTGTGTCTGCGTCCTTATCCCACCAAAGCTGAACCTGCGCCTGCGGGTGATCCCATCCGAAATCCATCCCGCCAATTACGTAGAAGTGATCAGGACACTCGAACGGCTGACACTTAATAGTCTCTTCCGGTATCTGGAAGATTCGACCACTACCCATCGTAGGAATACCGCGAGCACGCGCCTCTCTCTCATGCTCAGGATAAGATGCGATGATTTGCTCTTTCTGTTCGTCTGTGTAGTGCTCAGCGTCGTAGATGGTCATGTTGACCACTTTCTGCGACTTGCTGGGATTCTTCAGGAACTTGGTAACAACGTCAGACATCCCCATCAGCGGGGTAAACGTCAGAATTGAGAATTGCCCGTATTTGTTGGTACGGGTAAGCCCTTCGCCATAAATGCTGTATGGTGGTTCTTCGTCAAACCACACACCGTGGATTGTGTCACCCTGCCAGCGAGCACGGCCTTGCGAGTATGGTTTGAAGTAGCAGATTGAAATACCATCTTCAATGCCATCAGCCGTGTGATGCTTAACCAGAAGGTGATCAACAAGGTTCGGAAAGAAAGGAGACTTCTTCCAGCTAATGATGTCTTCTTTCGGTATGGAACCGTAGCCAGGCTCATCATTCTCTTCGATACGACCGCACAGGATGCGTTGAGTCGTTTTGGTTACAGTCTCGTTTGTCTCGCCGCCAATCCAGAAGACAACAGGCTCATAGAAACGCTTACCTTTCCACTCACCGCCATATTTACCATCAGCAGGATAGCCTTTTGTGCCCGGATAACGCCCTGTAAGGTGAAACGCGACTTCAGCAGCACCAGTAAATGACTTACCAAGCTGGTTACCAGCCATAAAACAGCGCTCTGGATAGTCATGCCCGGCGTCGATGAACTCACGCTGTTTGCTGTATGGCGTAAATTCATATAGCAGGTGTGTGTTCCGGTAGTTCTCTTCTTCTTCGAGTAGCTCGAGCAATTCGATTTGCTCTTCGTCGCTCAGGTTATCAAGAATCGCGTCCAGTTCCACGGTTGAATAGCTCCTTGATACGAGAGCGCCGCTTATCGCGATCTCCCTTATCAGGTGTCACGTCTTCAACTTGCGACTGCTCTTTGAGGCCCAAATCACGGGCGATGATGTTAGCGTTGAGAAGGTCAGCGGCTGCGCCAGAGAATTTCTGGTCGTAGATGACCTGTTCTGCTCGCGTAACGACTTCAGATAAATCTTCTCGCAGGCGATATGTGCGCCATGTTTCAAGCGTCACATCAATGAACAGAGTGAGGCCGGTAATGGTCATCGCTCGCATCTTGGCGATAGGCTCTTGTATCACTTCACCCTGATACGAGAACGCCTTCATCTCCCATAGCGGGTTAGCTTCCACCCACTCGAAGTATTCACAACAAGCAGCCCACAGCGCCTCAGGCGATTCGAATTTAGGATTTCGCCCATGACTACTGCGGGCCTCCCAAAATCGGTTGCCCTTTGGTGCTGCCATATTTATCTCACTTAGTTGTCATTTCAGGTTGAGGGCTCTTTCTCGCCTTCAATCAGTGACTGCTTCAGCAATTCGAGTGTGCCAATCGCCTCGCATAAACTGATTTCACCATCGTAATCATGAATGACGCTTTCCAGCCGCTCGTATAGCTCTTGAGTAATTGGGAATTTCTTCTCCTTACCCAAATTGATTACGCGGCTCACATCATGCTCCGGTAGTGAACAGGTCTAACGCTTCCTTCGATTTACGCACCGCTTCGAATGTGCGGATCGTGATATCTGAATTAGCGCCGCCTGACTGGAAGTGAATTTTGAATAGCTCAAGCTTCAGCTCGTCAGTGCCAATGAATTGAAATGCTTCCTCTGCGGCTGCGTTCTGGTTCATGACCAGTTTGTAAATCTCTAACTGGAATTTCTGTTCTTCAGTCATGGGAATAATCTCTGCCATTATTGGCTCCGTTTATCCGTTAAAAGGGATATCAGTTAAGTTATCCCGTGTAGGGTATAAGCCATTATCAAAGCCACTCTGTAGGGAATGGCTTTTGTAATAACTACCGTTCGCTTAGCTTCTGCTTCAGCAAGTAACCTTCGAGCATCCAGATTTTGTTTACAGCATTCTGCCGGGCAATCTTCCGACCAATTTCTGCATCAAAGTTTTCCGGGCTTGCACAGGCACTCTCTCCGGTGACGGTGAAGCCATTCTTCAGCACCAGTACGCAGAAAGTCAGGAGGTCTGTAGATTTATGCGCTGTCCATGAATCGCCAACGCCCATATTGGCAGCACGAATGCCGTCATAAGCAGTAAAGAAATGCTCTTCAAGAATGATGCTTTCGATATATTGAGGCGTAACTCGCGGAGCGGTTTTGCCTTTCTCAACGATTTCTTTTTCGATTTGCTGGTCGTTCATAATTATGACCCTGTAGAGTGGTTGCTTGATTAGGATGTCTTTCCATCAGTCCGCCACCACAAAGAATCTTTTTTGCCATAAGGCTGGAGGTTCATCTTTCAGTGGCTGCCAGTGTTATTTCCCCACTTACTGTCTTGGGTTGTTTCGCTGTACTGCCGTTAATTGGTGGCCCAGAATAAATTCCGGTTTCATTATCAAGCCCACCCGTTGATGGGCTTTGTAATGACTACAGTAACGAACTGCACAATGCGCCTGTATTTCGAGGATGACGTCCAAATACGTTAATCTTCTCGCGAACGCTCTCACTACACATTCGCTCTACAATTCGCCAAACAGCCTTTTCAGGTAAAAATTTCGGCGCTAGTGCTGAAATAGCACGCCACAGATCCCGACTAAGCGAGCACGCTGTGCTACCGAAACTAAAGATGGCGAACGAAATAGACGTGATAAACGCCCAGCAACCAGAGAGAAAAGTTGAGATGCGGTGATAAAGCTTAGTCATGTATTGCTCCTGTTTTTTTGGTTTTCATCGCCCGATCATTTCAGGCATTGCGTCCTGATGTATTCCTGCAGGTAGTTAACCTGCGCGGTTATCCTGTCGATTCCGCTTCGGAGACGGTAATAATTGAGTTCAGCATCTGCTGTAAGTCTTGGGCTTTCTCCATCGCCCATGCTGCTGGCTCCGGTCGTTGACTTTGCACAGGTGGCGGCGACTTGCAGGCGCTTACGACCAGCAGAAACATCAGCACGGAGACTTTCGATAGTCGCGTTAGCATCAGCAAGCTCCTTTGTATATCTGGCATCGAGTTCTGCTACGTCACGTTGACGCTTCTGGTTGTCAGCGAGAATCGATGTA